TCGATAACATCAGGTGTGTTGTTAGTGCTGTCGCAAACAACGAGGAATCCATAAAGTCCTCTCTTCGCCTGAACATCACGAAGATATGGTTCAACAATGTTACGGAAATTCGCCCGTGTCAATTCATCGTTGAGTTCGAAGAGTTGAGCTTCTGCTGCTTTCTGCAGTGCTTGCTCAACAGTAAGGAACAGACGACGAACGTTAATTCTGTCGAATGCAGAGGCATAACCAAGAGCAGTCTTATCACCGAAGAGAAGGGTTCCGATTCCAGGTTGAGTGATAACGGAGTTAATTCTCTGAGGATAAAGCTTATCTCTTTGAGACTTGTTGGGGTTGTATGCAAGTTTAATTGCATTGTTAATGATACCTCTTTGCTGACCCGCTGGTGAGAACCAAGGATAAGCAACTAAGTTTGTCCGTACCATTAGACCCGCGATATCCGCATTAGTTGGAATATAGCGGAACTTGTTGTTAAACCTATCGTAAGTATACTTATATCCACTATCAAAGATTGCATAAGATGAAGATGCCAGTGAACTAAAGTACTTAATTAGGTTATCTGTTTGAGTGGTTGTGTTAGTAATACCAACCAAATCACCCTTATGTGGTCCGATTAGAGATACACAATCCTTTCTATTATTTGCAATAGAAATTAGGTATCCTGCTTTTGCTTGAGAATCGTTTTGTGAATCGAATCCAGGACCCATGATAACGTAGTCTGCAGCAATTTCATCTTTGTTGGCAAACTTATCATAAGAAGTAATGATATCACCAAGAGTTGCTTTCATTCCACCAGCAGAAGAATAATCAACTCCAGCTGTTAAGGAATAAGTTTTATTACCAATAGAACTAAAGGTAATTCCCTGTGCATCTTGATTCCAGAGAGAATCTCCAGTTGCTATTGGAGTAAATGATGCGGATGCAGTACCAGTATAGGCAGTAAATCCAGTTGATCTTGGCGTAGTCTCCCAATAAGCATCTGCAGCATTAGATGGATTACCACCAGCGTACAGATTGTCGGAATAAAGTGCCAAGTATGCTTCGTAAAAAATCTTTTGTGGAGAATTTACTGCGGAAATTGAGTCGGATGCCTTAGAAAGACTGATATGCTTCTCAAGGATATTACCCTGAATACCAGTAACAGTTCCTAAATCATCAACAACTACAATATGTAATGCATCGTTCTTACCCTTTCTATCAAGTGAATACTTGTTAGTAGCAGGTTTTGGAGCAATTTCTTTCCAATACTGAGTAGCATTAGTAAGACCCAAAGTTTGAGAATCATACCAATCAGCAACAGTATCAACATCTGATGAGTGACCAGAAGCATTAACACCGGTAGTATTAACACCAGCAGTAGTTACGAATCGAACATCGGTACTAACTCCAGTAGTAACGGATGCATATGATGTCCCTTCTGCGTAAGTAATTTCCGTTTCCGTTGTTACGCCAGAAGTAGAATTGTCTACACGAGAAACTATCTTAACCTCGAAGGTACTTGCGGTTCCAGTAGATGCTGTAGTAACACCAGTAACAATACCCTTTAAATATCCAGAGGTAATTGTTGATAGGGTTCCAGCGCTACTTGCAGGAACAACGACATCATCGTTAAATCCAACAGTAACACCAACACCAATACGGCAACCAAGATTAGTTAAACTTGTAGTAGCAATACCAACTGTTTGGTCTGCAATATCATCAATGAAACAAATCTTTAAATTGTTTGCCCAAGTTCCTGGGTTTTTAGCAGCGTAGTTAAAATTGGTTGCTTCCGTATGATTATTAAGGTAATCATCGTAGTTATCAATTCTTGCACTACCTGTCAAAGTAGCAGCAGCTTGTCCAACACCAGCATTTGCGTTCGCTAGGGTGGGTCCTGCTGACCTACAAACTTTTAAGACCCCTCCGTATGAAAGGAATGAGGATGCAGACATCCAATACTCAAATTGCGAGTCAGTGGATAGTGGCTTACCAAAAGTATTGATAAGTTCCTGCTCTGTACTTATATCAGTTGGATCATCGACTGGTCCAATTTTAAATGGTCCAGCAATCACACCAATATTATCTAATACATTCTCAGCTCTTCCTATCGTTAAGTCAACCTCCCTGACTAATACTCCAGGAGATAATTGAGGAGTTGCCATGTTTTTGTTCTCCGAAATCTCAGTTTCTCTAAAAAATATTTATTAAAATAGACATTTACGGAGAGTCAAAAATGCATGAACAATCAATGAACACTACCTATAATTCCACATATAGTCCATTCCACCACCTTTATCACCATATTCATCAGTAAACCACCTATCACCATCTTCATCTACAAAACTACTATCATCCATTCCATCATTAACAAATCCAAAAGGTGCCATATCTTGCTCTATTTGATTCTTCTGTTCTTCGTATAATCTCTTCCTTACATCCTGATCAGTAAGTTCTTTAAAATAATCCTGATTAACTAACCACGCATATATGACAAGGCACATAGCAAGATCATCATTACAACCTTCTTCTGCTTCAAATGAATTACTCTTCTGAATAAACGTTGTAAGTTCACTCATTATCTCATAATCATTAAAAATAAGTTTATCTGCTTCTACAAGAGTCTTTAAGTTAAGTGCTCCAACTTTCTTTACAGTCTTTGACATTTTGACTCCTAATTGAGTCTTTTTACCAGAAAATCCTTGCCCCACGATTTGCCCCGCTCTGCCTCTCATAGAGCACATAAGCAAGTTTTGATACTCTAGGTCATATTGGAGAATAGACGCAACCTGATCGCCCACATCATTGACCTCACAAAGAATATAAGCCTCATTATACTTCTTTGCTATCTCATGAATAATATTGGGAAAGAGCATTGGCTTTATTTCATTATTTCTATACTTGGCAACAACCTTATGGGGGAATTCTGTAATATCAGTAACAACAAAAGCAGAATAATCCTTTACAACTCCTCTAGCAACATCAACAGTCATTATATAATCATGATTTTCCTGCGGATCTTGATGAACATCTAAACCAGCACTTCGTGTCTTTGGATTCTCATATACAAGAGATCTTAATTTGGATGGTGCAATAAGAGTATCAACAGATCCTAAAAATTCACACTCAAACTCAACTTTAAACTGTTGGTCTGAAGTGTTTGCAATTGTTTGTTGTCGCCATTTCTCATCTCTTCCTGGAACTTCACTCCAATGAACATCTGTATGAACATATTCGTTTTTACTTCTTTCCGCATCATGCCACATGCGGTAGAAGTGATTCATTCCGTGCGGCGTCGAGACAATAATAACTTTAGTACTCTTACCAGAAGTAATAGTAGGATAAACAGAGGCAAAAAACGAATCAGCAATATGATTTGGAACGAATGCAAACTCATCCAAGAACAATATATTGAATGACATTCCTCGAACAGCTGAGGCACTAGTCGAAGCAGCCAGGATTTTGGAACCATTTTCTAACTCTAATGAACCTCTATTCCAAGACAAGACACCTTGCTGCATCCATTTAGGTACATTTTCATATGCCGTTTGTAAACGACCTAATAGTTCTCTAGCAGTTGCTGCCTTGTTTGCAAGTATACCAATATTAACACTATCATTAAAAAGCAAATAATGCAAAAGATAAGATATAACAGTTGTAGATTTACCCGTCTGTCTGGGCATCTTACAAATGTTAAATCTCTCTCTATGAAAATTCTTAATTAAACCTTCCTGAAAATCATATGGTTCAAATGGCATTAAACCATGATCAAGAGTAACAATCTTTACATGCTTTTTAGCAAAATAAACAGGATTGGCTTTGCACCTCATAAACTCAAGAATTTGCTCTTGAGTAAAATCTTGAACAACGTTCGCTTTTTTTAGGTTCGGATTACCTAGATAAATTTCATCAGTTGGCATAATAACCTCTACATCATTTCGCCGTGTATATGTTTGGTTGAGTTATTTAACATAAATTTTCTATCATGATCTATTGTTTTTCTTGTCATATCTAAGATTTTTTGTAAATTCTCTGCTTTCTTCTTCAGTGCTTCGATTTGTTTATCGTCCTCCTGCTTGGACGAGTGGTTCTCCTTGGTCATAGTCGGATACTTGGTAAGACCAGAGTTTGGCACCAGGATAGACTTTCTGCAGCTGATCCTGTACCTCTCTGCGTGAGGGTACCTTAGTTGAAGGGAAGAACATTTGTATGCTGTAGCTCTTTCCTCTCCACCCAAGATAAGTGGTTAATATATTTCCTGTTTTTCGTGGGAGATTTGTTGTCTCTCCCAAGTCAACCCATTGTATTTGATTTTTGGGGGACTGTAATGGTTCTGGTGTAATGATATCAGTGAATTCATATTCAGTAGGTTTGAAATCATCTTTCCAGTTGGAAGTGTCTATATTCTCATTTACTTTATGGTGACTCTCTCCACACTCTATGCATGGATCCTGCCCACATTCTTCACATTCGCAATCCTGGTGGATTACTTTATCACCTACCTTTACATCATTTTCATTAAACCACCCACGGTTTACTTCTAATGCAAAAAGAACCGATGCATTAGAATACACAGGTTCTTTTCGTAAAGGCATTAATTCTTTTATACTCTCAATACAACCTTCCTCATCAATAAAAGCAATATCTAAAGGAATGGTAGTATGACTCATGTGAAAGGATTGTTGAGCAACCCTATCAAAAACAAAAAGCATCCCAGAATTTGTATCTAGATTTTCTCTAAACATCAAACCCGACTTAAACTCTCCAGGAGTTGTAGGGATTTCGATCCTAAGTGGTAGATCTAC